ATCGACCCTTGAGTCGTCGGTAGAATCAAAGGGCATGGCGAGTGACGGCAATGCTTCGCAAAATCAGGCTGTATGGGCACCTGGCGGAGCACTGCGGTCAGAAAGTTTTTGAGGCAGTTGCAAGGACACCGGCCGAGGCGATTCGGTTTTTGTTGTGCAACTTTCCTGAGCTGCGTTCAATCATGAACGCCGGGCACTACACAGTCGCTGTTGGCCCGCACACGTTAGAGCTAGGGGAATCACCGCACCAGCTTGGCTATCCGCTCACAGCCAGCGATGACATCAGGATCATCCCTGTTGTGACTGGTGCCAACCTGTTTAGAAATCTGGCGTTTATTGCCTTAGGGGCTGTGCTGATTGCGACGGCGATTACGACTGGCGGTGCCTCTTTGGGTTTTGGCGCTACTGGATTTAGTGCTGCGGCCGGATCTAGTGGCACTGTCGTTGCAGCGGCAGCGGCTGGAAACATCGGCATTGGATTAGCCCTCGTCGGTGTTGCCGGCTTGCTGTCGCCAACTGTCCCAACGCCTGAGATAGACAACGATCCACGCACGAACAAAAGCTTTTCCGGTATCCAGAACGTTGGCAGGGAGGGCGTCCCTGTCCCGATTGCCTACGGCGAAGTGATCGTCGGTAGTGTTGTTATATCGGCCGGTCTGAACGTAGAGGGCAACTGACATGGGCATTAAAACCAAGCTCAATTCAAGCCAAGTTGCCAGGATCGTTGATCTGCTAAGCGAGGGGGAAATTGAAGGCTTCCCTTCTGCAAGTGGGCTGACCGTTGGTACAGATGCTTACCACCTTGCATCTTTGAAAGACACGTTTTTCAATAACACGCCGGTCCTAGGTGCCTCGGCAACGGTCACAAGTAGCAGCACAAAAAATGATGCGGGCATTGTCGAACAGCTCAACTTTGACATCCGTGATGCCACGTTTGAGAGCCGGTTAGGCACGCAGACCCAATCGGTTCTTGAGAACATTGGCATCCTCAACCAAAGCACTACAGCTGTAAACGCCGAGATTCTTAAAAACGGTGACATTGGCACAAACACCGGAAGCGGTGGTTTCTTTGATTATTTAGATGGCAGCCCCGCAACAGGTGTTACCAGGCAAATCACTGATACAGACGTGACAAGCGTTCGGGTGACGATTGGCTCCCCGCAAATGACGGTTTCAAAAGATGATGGCAGATTGAGGGGTGTGCGTATTGATTATTCAATCGAAATTCAATACCAAGGTGGGGGTTTCAACCGGGTTGGTTTTGGCGACCACGATGAGAAAAATAATTTCCTTGGAAATGGGCGTTTTACCCATATTGGTTTTTCCCCTGACCTTTACCAGCGCAGGCATCTGATCGTTTTTGATGAGGCAAAAATACAAGCTGGAACTGCGTTTCCTGTTGATATTCGCATTACAAGTCTTGGCAAGGAATTTAACAGCGACACCTTAGCCCAGAATGATGACTTAATTTGGTATGACTTTACGGCAAGGGTTGGCGAGAAAACGCGCTATCCAAACAGTGCTGTTGTCGGTTTCAAATTCAACGCTGAACAATTCCCAAGCATCCCGCAGCGAAGCTACAAAATACGCGGCATCAAGGTTCGCATTCCGCACAACGCAACAGTGCAAAGCGATGGTTCGTTGCAATACGATTCCAGCACTCCTTTTAACGGCACGTTAAAAACAACTAGAGAATGGACAACAGATCCCCCGTTCATACTTTATGACCTGTTGACATCCACTAGGTACGGATTAGGCTCTCAAGTTCTTACACCAGAAGAGCGGGCTAAAGACGCTGCAGGAACGTTTACCGGCGCTTCTGATACTGCTAGCAATCTTGACCTGTATAGCTTTCAAAAAGCGTCAGCATATTGTGGCGAAGTTGTAGATGGTGAGCCGCGATTTAGCTGCAACGTGCTACTGCAAAACCAGCAAGAGGCGGAATCACTGTTTCTCAGGATGCCCCTGACGTTTTTGCCTACACATTCAACCAGTCAAACGTGACTCAGGCTGGCTTCAGCTATTCAGGGTCTAGCCTCAAGAATCGACCAACTTGCGTTTCAGTCAAATACTTCGACAACAACCTGCGAGACTTTGCAGAAGAGTTGGTTGAGTTAGCTGACACCGCATTTAAGCCAGTCAGAAAGTATGGCTACAACAAGCAAAACATCACCGCATTTGCTTGTTCAAGCCGTGGGCAGGCCCGCCGTCTTGGCCTTTGGTTTCTCTATACAACGCACCATGAAACCGAGGTTTGCAGCTTTGAAACTGACATTGCAGCTGGAATCACCGTTAGGCCAGGTGACCTAATCAAGATCAGCGATCCTGTCCGCGCAGGCAAAACAGTTGCTGGTCGTATTTCGTCAGGTTCTACAACCACATCAGTCAAGCTGGACCGGAGCGATGTGGATATGTTCGGGGCGCAAGCGCCTAGCAGCTTTGTTCTGAATGTGATTACTGAAGGTCGGAATGACGACGGTTCCGCAAAGACTGACCCTAGGACAGGCGCGTTAATTTATGAAGTGCAGGTTGTTAGTGGGTCAACGATTGTCGGTAACACCATCACACCTGGATCAACGTTAAACAGCGCCCCTGTCGCTGGCTCTGCTTTCACGATTGGTTACAGCGAGCTTCTGTTAAGCACTTGGCGCGTTTTAAGTGTTGTTGAAAACGAATCAACCTATGGCGTCACGGCTTTAGCGCACGACAGTCGGAAGTATGCAGCTGTTGAGGCAGCTCATAGTTTCAGCCCTCGTGACGTAACGCAGTTAGCTGAAAAACCAGACCCTGTGACCAACTTGCGCCTGCAAGAGGTTCTCTTTGAAGAGGGAGACAAAGTTCTACAGCGTGTGGCTATCACTTGGCAGGAGTCGCCACGAGCCAGTCAGTATGAAGTTGTTGTCAGGCTAGACAGTGATAACGAAGAAATTCATTTTGTCACTACAACAGGCTTTGACATTATGGATAGCCAAACGGGTGTTTATAACGTCAGCGTGACGGCGATTGGTTATGGGCTCGATGTAGAGCAAACAGGCAAAAGACGTTCGTCTCCAACCACCGCCAGCATCACGGCTGTTGGCAGGACAACAGTCCCTAGCAATATTGCTGCTCTAAATATCACCCCAATAGACCAGCACAACGCTGAGCTGCATTGGCCGGAAGCTCCAGACCTTGATGTTCGCAACGGTGGAACTATTGAAATCCGCCACAACCCACGGACCACAGGCGACATTAAATGGGCGCAGTCAGAAAAGGTTGTCCCGGCTGTCAATGGCAACACGACGCGCAAAATTGTGCCGTTGCTGGACGGCAACTACCTAGTGCGGGCAAAAAGCTCTAACGGCCAGTATGCGCCGTTGACCGGGATCCCGACAGTTTTAGTTGAGCAGCCAGAGCCGCAAGACCTTGAGGTTGTCCAGACCTACACGGAAAGTCCTAACTTCACCGGCACGTTCTCCCAAGCGTTCAACAGCGTCACGGAAGGCGGCATCACGCTTGAGGCTGACGGCAAGATCGACGAGATCACCGACTTTGACAGCGTTACTAACATCGACTTCTTTGGCGACGTGGTTTCCGTCGGTAACTACATCTTTGCCAACACGCTTGACCTTGGGGCCAAGTATGACGTGGAGCTGCTGGCCAACCTGAAGATCAACACGATTAACCCTGACGACTTTTGGGATTCGCGGTCGGACAACATTGACACTTGGAACGACATTGACGCTGACGACCTGTCAGAGACCAACGCTGAGCTGTATTCAAGGTCTACCAACGACGACCCCAGCGGTTCGCCCACCTATGGCACTTGGGAGCCTTTTGCTAACTCAACCAAGCGTGGGCGGGGCTTTCAGTTCAAGGTTGAGATGGAGACTGACAACGACTCACAGGATGTCGTTGTTCAGACCCTTGGCGTATCGGTGAAGCTGCAGCGCCGAACAGAGCAGCAGCGCAACATCAGCAGCGGCACCGGAGCAAAAGCGGTGACGTTCCCGTCTGCCTTCTACAGCACGCCAAGCATCACGATCACAGCGACCAATATGGCGACCGGTGATTTCTTTGAACTGAGCAGCGTTAGCAGGACCGGCTTCACCATTACGTTCAAAGCTTCTGGCGGTAGCATTGTGGACAGGAACTTTGATTATCAAGCCGTCGGTCACGGCAAGGAGATCACCTAATGGCTCAAGCTGTTGATTTCAGTCTTAGTAACCAAAGCGGCTCGGCATTTAGAACCGAGTTAAATTCGATCCTCAGTGCGATCCAGACGCTGAACAGCGGATCATCAGCACCGAGCAACTTGGTTGCTCACATGGTGTTTCTGGATACCAGCACAACACCGGCAACCCTGAAAATCAGGAATGCGGCCAATGATGGCTTCATTACGCTTGGAACGGCATCGACCAACTTCGGACTGGTCAGTGCTTCCGGTGCGACGTTTACGGGTGACATCACGCTAAACGCGCAGTCTGATGTGCGTTTTGCTGACTCAGACAGCAGCAACTATGTGGCTCTTCAGGCCCCCGCCACTGTTTCCAGCAACGTTACGTTCACGCTGCCTGCTGCTGATGGAACGGCAAATCAGGCGCTGAAGACTGACGCCAGCGGCAACCTTGGTTTTGCTTCTTTCCTGCTTGCGACTGAGACCACTAATGGTCAGGTGGTTACGGGTGGGGTGCGTGGGGCGATTACAACGCTGACCGATGCGTCAACGATTGCCGTTGACATGGATGACAACAACAACTTCAAAGTGACGCTGGCTGGCAACAGAACGCTAGGCAACCCGACAAATGTTGTTGCAGGCCAAACCGGATTTATCGAGGTGATCCAGGATGGCACCGGGAGTAGAACACTTAGCTTCTCGTCGAACTTCCGCTTTGTTGGTGGCAGTGCGCCGACGCTAACAACAACAGCTAGTGCAAAAGATGTACTGGCGTATGCGGTGCTTTCTGACGACAAGATTATGATCACAGCACACCTGGACGTTAAGGCTGCTTCCTGATGACAGTTCCCGGCAATCTTTCTTCCCCGCTGCTGGCAACTGCTGCGGCTGGTGCTGCTGGTGGCGTAGCAACCCGTTCGTTGCGTTTTAACTCAGCAGATTCGGCATATCTTTCTAGAACCCCGTCATCAAATGGAAATCGCAGAACATTTACCTTTTCCTGTTGGGTAAAAAGATCAAAGCCAGTTCCTTCGAGTTCTGGTCAAGAACTATTTCGAGCTGGAGATTCGGCTCTTAGTGCAATGAATTTTGCACCTAGCGATGGCCCGGTTGATTCATTGTCATTCAAAGCAGACCAAGGCGGAGTAAGTCCCGGTAGTGCCACAAATGCAGTCTTCCGTGATTTTGGGGCGTGGATGCACGTCGTTTATCGCATCGATACGAC